TTTATATATTCATCTGTATCAAAATTAATACTTAAATCTTCATTAGTTTCAGTTAAATCATCTACTTCAACTTCTTCAGTTAAATCATCTACTTCAACTTCTTCAACATCAGTTTCGGTTGAATCATCTACTTCAAATTCTCCTACATCTGTTTCTGTAGTATTAATTTCTTTTAAATCTTCTTTTTCATTTATAATTTCATTTTCTACACAATTTCTAGGTTTTGGAATCTCAACATATTCAGCAGCACCACACTCAACTAAATTTTGTTCTACTTTTTCATCAAATTCAATAATCTCGCCTTTTTCATAATAAGTTTTATTTGCTTTAATTCTATGTAAAGCTTTTATCAAGTTAATTCACCCTTTCAAATTTAATAAAGAGAGTGTTTTCACACCCTCTTAAACAACTTTATATGTTGCCCATGAATTAATATCCCATGGTTTTGGCATTGGCTTCGAAGATAGTCGATGTTTTAAAACATCATCGCTGACATTTGTAATTATTTTAGGTACACGTGTACCTTCGTAAGTATGGAATCTTTTATCTTCTTCCAATTGAGTAATTGCACCATAAAGCATTTCACCCAAGTTTTTAGGTGCTACTGTAAAGTGATCCGTTGGATAAATTGAACTAACCGTTCCACCAATTGTTTGATACCATGCTTCATAAATGTATATAGGTAAATTAAGTCCTTTTAAAATACCTGCAAATGTATAACCATTTCCATTTTCAAAGCTTAGTTGAGGATTTAATTCACCAATACTAAAGTTTCTAATATCAAGTAACTTTCTAAAATCTTCATCAGCTTCTAGTAAATCATAAGCATCAGTCCCCAAAATAATAGCTCCTGGATTATATCCAGCTTTTCGAACTTGTCTTACAGCTGATTTAATATCATCCATTTTTTTAGAAGTTGATTCATCCCACTTTTCTGTTGTTTCTAAAGTAGTTTTTTGACCAAATCCATAATCAATATTATCGTCAATGTAATTCTCTAAATTATCATCTAAATAACCTCTAACATTAATTATTCCATTCGATAAAAGTTCAGAACACATTAATTCTTCTCTTCTAGTTATCATATTATCCATTTCAAGCATATCTTTATCAATTATCGCTTGTTGCCTATCTTCTGGACTCAATGTTGTATGGATTGTTTCACCCATTTGCCTATCATTTAACATTTCTTCTGTAATAGGTCTAGAAATAGCAATTGTTGGTGGTTCGTACTCATTTGTTTTATATCCGGTTCTCTCAACATTTATACCCGATACATTTGGAGCAACAAAAGGAGCAGTTAAATACTTTCCTTTTCTAAAATCCATATCAACTTTTTTTGTTGTAAATGTATTTACCGCTCCAAAAAACATATCTCTCAAAAAAGTTGTTACTGGCATATTCTTATCAAAAGACTTACTCATACTTCTTGGTTCATAGATACCTACATTTCCATTAGTAACATTACCCATAGTTTATATTCCTCCCTTATTTTTTTAAGCTTCTGGATATTGATCTGCTAACATAATACCTAAAGCTCTTAGATTTTCTTCCGCATTGCTAGGTGCACCATTAGTTCCATATGTCAATTCATCTCTATGGAAATAACCTGTTTTATATGCTACTGCTTTTATATCTGCTGTAGTATCTGCATCGTCCGCAAGTATATACTTAGGTTCAACGCTTCCATCAACTGCATTTGCATCACACAACATATATTTTCCTGCATCATCACTTGCTTCAACTGGTACAGTAAATGTTGCACCTACTGTAAAATCAGTAGACCCATCGTTTATAGTGAAATTTATATGTTTACTTGCATATGCAGTTCCTACTACTGCATCAGCTAATCTATTTCCATTTGGATCAACAACAGAAAATGTTCCGCTATCAGTTGCAGCCGTTACACATTTTACTATGTAATTACCAATTACAGCATCTTTAGCAATACTTACCGCTGTCATTGTTCCATTTCCTGTACCTGTTAGTACTGGTGTACCAATTACTTTTTTAATTTCTCCAAGTACACTTCCTTTTTCAAGTGTTCCTTGACCAGATTTCAAAGTTACACCAGTAGTCAACAATTCAACCTCATGTCCTGCAATTAAATTTTCAGGTTTTATACTTCCAACTTCTTGATAACCCATAATTACTCAATCCCCCTTCTTCTTTTATCTAAATTCATCGCTGAATTTTTAAGCCTATCTACTAATGTAGCAGGTTTTTCTTCTCCTGTTGCTGGCTCATTTGCAGGCGGTGTTACATCACCATCTTTAGAATCATCAGAATCATCTTTAGAATTCTTAAGATATTCTGATGATTTGTTTTGTTGCTCTAACATAGCTTTATAAGCTAATGATTCAGCGTTATCAAATTCCTCATACTTAGCTTTATTTAAAAGCTCAGGCGAAACAGAATTTTTTAACTCATCTAACTTTTTCATTCTTTCTCTTTCTTCTTTCACAGCATCATTTCTGATGTCTTTTTCAATTTCATTCTTGTAAGCATTTAGTAATTCAGGATGCTCTTTTTTCAATGTTTCTAAGTCCATCTTTACTTCCCCCTTCTTATTTTTATTTTGATTATTTATATAAAGTGGTTGATTAACCACAGTAATACAAGGTTTATTCTTGAAACTTGACAAGTCATGCGAGATTCCATTTGTAATTAAAAAATTATTTTGAATAGCATCATCAATTTTAACTTTTTCAAACATAACCTCATCCGCAAAACCTTTTTCAACACAATCATCTGCAGTAAGCCATGACTCTTCTCTCATCATTTTGTAAAGTTCTTCTTCATCAATACTAACTTTACTCAAATATGCGTTCATGATAGATTTTTTAACCTTTTCTAAAGCTATTGCTTTTTTCTCAAGTTCTTCAGCATTAAAATAACCCATTATTCCAACCATTGGGTCATGTATCATCATCATTGCATTTGTTGGAATTATAATCTTATCTCCAGCCATGGCGATGATTGTTGCAGCACTTGCAGCAATACCATCAATAATAACTGTAATTTTGGCTTTGTGATTTTTTAGGTTAGTATATAAAGCTTGTGCTACAAAAACATCTCCACCAGATGAGTTTATTCTTACTGTAATTTTCTTTTTATCTTTCAATTTTTCTAATTCGTCTAGAACTTCACTTTGAACAATTAAATCAGAACTCTCATCATCCCAAAACCAACGTCTAGCTTCTTGGACTGCACCATATAATTTTATTTCAGCTTCACTTTCTGATTTATTGACTATTGTTAGAAACTTGTGCACCATCTACACCTCCATTAAAAATTAATCCTGCTTGAATCATCTTCTTATTTTCGTCTTCCAACTGAACTATATTGTTTTCGAAGTCACCACCATTAATTTCAGTTGTTTCTCTTTCCCTTGTACTAAAGCCGTTTTCAACTCTAAGTTTAGCAGCATTAACCTCTTTAACAGGGTCAATTTGCCCTGGAGCAGGTCCAATCCATTCAGAGCCTTGCCAAGCTTTACGAATAATTGGATCTGCAAAATATCCTGGTGCATTAATGCGTCCTCTTGCAACAGCTTCATTAAGCCACAACTCATACACAGGTTTACAAAAATCATTAGCAAACCATGTTCTTTTCATTCGAAATGACTTCCAAGCTTCCAACAGTGCTGCCCTTGATGCTGAATATGATGCCAAGAATGATTTAGTTAATAACTCATGTGGAATTTCAAGTGCTGCACCAATATGCTTAGTTATAGAAGTAACAAAACCCTCAAATCCACTTGCTGGTCTTTTAGGATCTGCAAATACTACATCCTCATTTTCACCAAGCACATTAATTGTTCCAGCTCCAAGCTCATAAGTTGTTGGGTCTGCATCATCAACTCTTTCAGATTCACTTATAGAATCTTCAAATGGTATTTCACTTCTGTTACCAGTTTGTTTTATGAACACAGTAAAAAAAGCTTGAATAACCGCAGCAGTTAATTCAGCTTCTGTGTATCTAGTTATTTGTAATAACGACTCAATTACAGGTGATAGATAAGGAACTCCTCTGTATTGTTCACACCTTTCAGATTCCATAAGATGAAGTATGTTTGGATTGCCCGTCTTATCTCCATAAGCTTGTATTCTTGTAAACTTTGCATTACATAAATTATTACCCATATAATGACTTGAAACGTAATAAGCAACTATCGAACCATTTTTATTTATTTCAACACCATTTATAATTTTATTTCCATTAGATAATTCTTCTATTAGTGTTTTTTGACTATTTAAAATTCTAGGATTATAAATTCTATCAGCTTCAATCATGTGTAATCTTAACGAGTAAGGATAAAATTGAGTTGGATTATCCATTTCAATGATACAAAATCCATCACCATTTAGAATCCAACTTGTAAAAGCTAATTGTTGTAATTCATAAAAATTATTAACTCTTGTTGTATCACAAAACTTCGATTCCGCCCAAAGTAAAAATTCTTTTTCAGTTCTAATTGACCATTCTTTAGCGGTTTCCTTTGTCATATTTAATAATTTATAATCAATACGAGGTTTAAGCTTCAAACCCTCCCCTACAACATTAGTTCTATTGGTATTAATAGCACTTCTAGCTAATGCTGAACCCATGAATAAGCTTCTAGACCTTTGTCTTAAGGTATTAAGATTATAGTCTATATCTTCTACTGGACTTTTAGACTTAGATATCATACCCTTTAAAGCTTTTTTAATCTTGCTTGCCCCGGAATCACTATAACCGGAGTTTATAAATTCCTTTGCAATTTGATGCTGAATAGCTTTTTTAGGGCTAAAAAAACTTAATGTTTTAGCAAATATACTTATTGTAATCACCACCTGTCGAAAAATAATATTTTTAATCTATTAAACCTTTAGATTCTTCATAAAAAAACATTTTAAAATAAACCTCGGCTGTTGAATCTCCTATGTTTGTAAATTTTAAAATATAATAAACATTTGATGTCTTGGTTATTAATTCTTGGTTTTCACTTGAGTTGATTTCAGCATTACCAGTATATTGATTAGTTGAATCTGCTAAAGCTACTGCATCATCCCAAACAGTTCCTCCTGAATAAGTTGGACTTTGTTTTATCGTACTCTGTGCAACATTAGAAGAATTATCATTTGTATTCCTTATGCTAACAGATGTACCAGTATCAGTAGTAACAGTTACATTCTTTAGGATTTCTAGTTTTATTGATGATCCTAATGTTTGCAACTTTATGTTTTTTAAATGTGCATATAAAGTTGACGGTGATTTAAATGAAAATTCTTTTATAGCCCCAGCATTCAAAGAAAATAACGAGCTTGCTAAATTGCCATATCCTGAATGATGAGCGGAATGATCTGAATTTGTATTTTTTATACCATCTGTTATTTTTTCAAAAACATTAGATACTTCCGCAAGTGTTCCATCTTCTCTTTCTAAATATAATTTTAATTTTTCTAAAACTGACATATTTACACATCCCTCAAAGTTATTCTGTAAGCTTTACGCTTGCCACTACTGTTTGATTCTAATTCATCAATCATATCTTCTAAATACTTAATGTTTTTTTGAATATCATCTAAATCGGCTCTTTCTAATTCTCTTGAACCTATTTTATATCTTTTACCATCAAGTACTGCAAGCTCAGCTAAATAATAAGCTTCTAATCTACTTTGATACCTTTCTAATCTACTTAATGCCAAAATTACCACCCCGCTTTAATCTATTCCTTTTTTCACAACACCACGTCTTTTCTTTTTGACTTGCTTATTATCAACAGTATTATCAACTGATTGTGCATTGTTTATTTTTTGATTAAGTCTATCAAAATCAACATTTAGAACTTTCATGGCACAAAAAGCATAGTTACGAACATCAAAAGGCTCATTTCTCTCTTTTATTTTTTCCCATACCATCTTAGGTTGACCTCTTACATTTCTTTTGACAAGCTTTTCACTCGTAAGTCCTTCAAAATATATCCTGTCATAACCTAGTTCAGTATTTAATGGGAAATTACAAAAACCATCACCTTTTTGTTTTATTTTCAATCTCGAAATTATATTTGATTTACCGCCATCAACTCCTAAGATAACCACTAAGGCATTCTCACGTTTTGACCTATAATATCTATGTATAAAAGGTAATCCCTCACCACCATGTCCTTTTATAGAATAAATTCTATTTTGTTCATGTTTTTTAGTGAACTTATAAACATCAGTAGTGTTATGTCCACCTGAGTCAATAAATGTACATGCAATTTTAAGCCTTGAACCATCGATAAAACTATATTCTTTAAAAATAATATTCTCTAATTGCTCCCAAGTTTGAGGGTTATCAGGCTTACCCAAAATTCTGTCATATTTAATTCCCCAAGATTGTTCACCTCTGCCCCATCCTACAATTTCATACTCAAGTCTATCGCCTTGGGTATCAACACCACATGTCAATAGTAAAACACCTTCAGGAATTTCAGCCTGATACTCTTCCCTACGCTCCATTAAAAAATCAGTCTTATCAATTTCAGCAGAAATTTCAAAAGACTGACCAAATAATGTATTAACAACAACCTTTAGCATTTGTTCATCATGCTTAGATTCAAGCCACTCTTTTATTATCGCTTCCCAACTACCCCATGGACTTACAAAGGCATTAAGGTGAAAACTTCTAACACCTTTTGCATCTGGATTGTTTTTAATCCATTCACCCTTTTGTTTCCATCACAGGTAAATCCTGGTTCTCCACAGAAGGGAATAGGAGAGGTCCAGCCAAGACCGTTGAAAAAGTTGGGATCAGTGTTTCTGAAAGCTGTCATAGCAGGGGCATCCAGTGGGTGGACTTGACAATATTCTCTCACCGTCTGAGAATCATCAAAGGCCACATGACTGTAATCAGAGAAGGGAACACAGGTTAAGGGATTTCCTGCCACATACATGGTTTGAAGATTGGGAAAAGACAGGGGAGAAGACAAGGTAATGGGAATGGTTCCGGTCATTGAATTATTCGCCAGATTTAACATCGTGATAGAAGAAATAGGAGTTGGAAGTGTACCGGTAAAGACAGTATTCCCATTGATCTTGATATATGCCAATTTGGTTAATGCGGTAATACTTGGAAGG